GAGCAAGCTGTTCGATACATGGGCGCAGAAGCTTGCTGGCCATATGGTCGATAGAGTAGAGCAGAACAGCGCAGTTACCCTTGGCATGTCTCTCAGGGAGATAGCAGAGAAAACATCCCTAGAGCGTACCAGCCTAATGACTCCACGTATTCAGGAGATCATGCAGGCTAGTACGGAGGAAATGGCGGGATTAATCAAAACTCTTCCTGAAGAGTACTTGAATGATGTGCAAGGCGCAGTAATGCGCAGTATTACCACGGGAAAAGGATTGAAAGACTTGGTTCCCGAGTTGAACCGGATGTACAAGAGCAATACTCGCAAGGCCAGAAACGTAGCGTTAGACCAGACCAGAAAGGCATATAACAGCCTGAACCTGAACACTGGAAGGTTGAAAGAACTTGGAGTGAAGAAGTTCGAGTGGATACACAGCGGCGGCGGGAAAGAACCGAGGAAACTTCACCTTGAATTGAACGGGAAGATTTTCACCTTCGACAAACCCCCTTATATTGGGGATATGTACGGTCAAAAGGTTTACGGAATGCCCGGTCAATTGCCAAATTGTCGATGCACGATGAGGCCAATTGTCGAATTTAGCGAAGATTAACCATGTCATCACTCACTATCAAAATCAGCTTTCGCTGGTGGGTGATGCCATATCTGTATTTTCTGATGGGCTTTGCATGGCTCATGAATATGAAGCCAGACGAAGACAAGGCAGCAGACAAGATTAAGAAATTCGGGATAAAGGTGACAACATGCCTTTAAAGCAAGGAAGCAGCGCGGAAGTAATCAGCGAGAACATCAAAGAACTGATTGATGCAGGTCATCCTCGCGCACAAGCTATAGCCATTGCCTATAAAGAGGCAGGCAAATCCCGCGAAGATGAAATGGCCGCAACCGATCCTGTTGCTGAATCTCAAATTCCTAAAGCTGCTGGCATTCTGTATCGTGAAAAGGATACGGGTCATATTCTGTTGGTAAAACGCGCAAGAGGCGACAATGCTGGAACGTGGTCTTATCCGGCAGGGATGATTGACGCTGGTGAAACGCCAGAACAAGCTGCCATGCGCGAATTTGAGGAGGAAGTAGGGGCTAAGTTATTGCAGGTTCCGAAGGCTGTAGACTTGTGTGATGGATTCGCTCTTTTCTCCGCTGAAGGCGACTTGTTCCAGCCAGTAATAAACGATGAGAGCTTAGGCTATACATGGGCAACACCTGACGAGATTATGCAAGGTATGCCCTCTCCGCTTCATCCGGGGATGCAGGAGCAAATGCGCAATGGTCTAATGACACGCGCACAGGCAATGGATGAGCGCCTGATGGATACAAACGGATGGTTTGAGATAAAGAACAATCCCATCTCTAAGGTCGGAGTATTTCCATACTCAGGCAGAACACTCCCAAATGCGCCCGACCCGAATAAGATGTACATGGTCTATAGACCTGCATCTGAGTTATCAAGCCCGGAAACCATAGATAGCTTTAAGCTTGTTCCATGGATTGATAACCATACCATGCTCGGAAATGAAGAGGATGGCATGACCCCGGCAGAACAGAAGGGGATTCATGGTGTGGTTGGCGAAGAAGTATATTTTGCTGAGACAGATATGTTCCCTGACGGGGCACTATTCAGCAATATCAAAGCATTTTCCGAATCAATGAAATCCCTCATTGATGCGGGGAAGGAAGAATTGTCATGTGGTTACCGCTGTAAGTACGAGTATGCGCCCGGTGAATTTAACGGGCAGAAATATGACTACATTCAACGGGAGATTCGTGGCAATCACTTAGCACTCGTAAACCAAGGCCGGATGGGGCCAGAAGTGTCGGTGCTGGATCATTTCACTTTCACTATTGACGCAAAGGACATCATCATGGCTGAAGAAAAAGCAAAGGATCAGGAAGAGGGTGCAAAAAAGGTTATGAGCTTGGAAGAGGTCATTTCCGCACTTGAAACTCTGGCACCTCAAGTTCAATCCCTCATGTCTTTCATGGAAAAATTGAAGCCCATGGAAGAAGAGGAGCATGGCACGAATCTGGACGGTGAACCGGACATTAGCTCTCAAGGCGAAAACAAAATGGAGCCTGCTAAAGCCGGTGACGTAGAGCCTGAGAAAGAGGAAGAAAAGAAAAGTGCAGGTATGGATCAAGCTGAAATGCTGCGTCAAGTTACCAAGCAGATTGCAGCGCGTGACCGTCTATATGACCGCGCTTCCAATCATGTAGGTGCTTTCGACCATGCAGAAATGACCGCGCAGGATGTAGCTGTATATGCATGCGACAAACTGGAACTGAAAGCCCCCAAAGGTCAGGAGATTGTATATCTGTCCGCATGGCTGGATGCTAAAGGTTCTGGCAAGTCTGTTATTGCACAAGACAGCTTCAAGTCTGAAGGCCCGAACAAGTTTCTTTCTCGCGCGCTGGCTGATTAAGCCGCCTGACCTACTTTTTCAATCATAAATAGGAGAGTCAATCATGACTTTGCAATCTACCGTAAATATCAATAGCGCATTCGGTGTGCCCGGTGAGCTGATTGTAGACGGCCCGCGCCGTGCTGAATCGGTCATCGTCAACAGCAATGGTTCCAGCCCGAACGTAATCGGCTACGCATATACGCGCGTAGCTACCACAGGTGTGGCTCAAGTTGGTGGAGTAGTCGGCCCCGGCACTTCCACCACGACCGCTTCTATTGCAGGTACTACCATGACAGTGACTGCCGTTGCTGCTGGCATGCCTAGCATCGGCCAAACCATTACCGGCACTGGCGTAACTGCAAGCACCACTATTACCGGCTATCTGGCTGTCAATCCTGACGGCACTGGCACCTACACCGTGAGCATCAGCCAAACCGTAGCATCCACTACTATCACAGGTACTGGTGGTGCAAATCTGGTCTTTGGCGGTATTCTGGCGATGCCCAAACAGATGGCGCTGTATGGCACCACTGCTGGCGGCACTCTGGCCCCGACCCTGACCGTTCCTGATAACAAGCAAGCTGATTTGCTGTCCATGGGTATCATCGTGCTGTACACCAACACTGCTTGTAATATCGGTGATGAACTGCTGTACGATGTGGTGACCGGCGCTATCAGCACTCAGGTTCCCGGTGCAACCCCCGGCGCAAATCTCCGTGCAATCCCGAACGGTGTTGTTTACCGCTACCCTCAATCTGTTGCCGGTCTGATTGCTGGCAAACTGACCAACTAACCCGGCTTTGGCCAATTAGGAGGCGTCTAACGCCTCATTATCATTTTCTTGAAAGGAAGAAAAATGCGTACTATTGAACGTAGTCACATTCCGGGGAATAAGGTCAAGGCCATCCCGTTTACCGCTGAGGATTGCGCAGACTATCTGCAACTGTCCGACCTTGGCATTCATTTCCCACGCCATGAGATTGAAAAGATGGCACGGGCTGCTATGGTCGGCATGGATCAGGCAATGGACGATCAGCAAGGCGGTGTAACCACTGCTAGCATTCTGTCCCCTGTCCAGTTCCTGCAAAACTGGCTGCCCGGCTTCATCCGCGTTATTACCGCTGCCCGCAAGATTGATGAAATCATCGGTCTGACCGTAGCCGGTAGCTGGGAAGATGAGGAAGTCGTGCAGGGCGTGCTGGAATACACTGGTAATGCTGTGCCTTATGGCGATTACAGCAACGTACCTCTATCCAGCTACAATGCCAACTTTGAGCGCCGTACCGTTGTCCGTTTTGAAAAGGGCATGAAGGTCGGTTCTCTGGAAGAAGCCCGCGCAGGTCGTGCCCGTGTTAATGCAGCCGCAGAGAAACGCGGTGCTGCTTCGCTGGCTCTGGAAATCGAGCGTAACAAAGTCGGTTTTTACGGCTACAACTCCGGCGCTGACCGTACCTACGGTTTCCTGAACGATCCCAATCTGCCAGCATATGGCACTGTCCCTAACGGTGCATCTGCCAGCCCGCTGTGGTCTACCAAGACCACTCTGGAAATCATCCATGATATCCAACTGGCAGTCGCTGCCTTGCAAAACAACTCGCAGGACACAATCAATCCGCGTGATATTGACACTACTTTGGTAGTTCCTACCGCAACTGTTCAATATCTGGCAACTGTGACTACGCTAGGTTACTCGGTTGAGAAATGGCTGAAGGACAACTATCCGAAGATGCGTGTTGTCTCTGCCCCTCAACTGAATCTTGCCAACGGTGGTGCCAATGTGTTCTACTTGTTCGCTGACATGGTTGAAGATGGCGCAAGCGATGACAGCCGCACTTGGGTGCAAGTTGTTCCAGCTAAGTTCCAATCGCTGGGCGTTGAGCGTCAATCCAAAGCGTATCTGGAAGACTACACCAATGCAACTGCTGGTGCCTTCCTGAAGCGTCCTTATGCCGTGGTACGTTACTCCGGCATCTAAGCCGTGGCTTTACCCTCCCGGTTAAT